GCATTCACCGCGACCACAGCAGCGGCAGCGGGTATCACGTCAAACGATATTTGGTGGCCTATCAATAGGCCGTTTGAACCAGGGACTAGAATATACATTGGACTAGGTACGGCTGTTGCTGCTGGCTGGCAGTTTACCCCATTCTACGGACAGTATTAATGTCATCACCTATGTTCCTTCCCGGCTATGGCATGAATACGGATGTATTCTACGCCACAGCGCCTTCTAGCACGCAGCGACACCTGCAAATATGGCACAAACCACGTAACAAGACTATGGCGCAATTTGTCCTAGTGGGTTGTGGTGGTAACGGCGGCAATGGCGCGATTGGTGCAAATAGCACTGCAGCAGGCGGCGGCGGCGGTGGAACAACAACACGCGGCACCGGTGGGTCGGGCGGCGGCGGCAATGGTTCACAAGGCGACACCAGCAACGGGTCGGCAGGAACCACAAACAGAGGCGGCGGTGGTGGTGGCGGTAATTATTCATTTAGCGCACCATACGATAACAACGGTTTTAACGGTGGTTCGGGAATTGTACTTGTGAGGTTTAAGGTTTAGATATGGCACACTTTGCATGGCTTGACGAAACAAATGTGGTTACTTGCGTTTCAACCGTCGATAACGTCAATTTGCTAGACGCAGACGGAAACGAAAGCGAACAAGTAGGAATTGCTTATTTAACACAAGTACACGGATTGGGTTATGTGTGGAAACAAACCTCATATAACAATAATTTCCGTGGCACATATGCAGGCGTAGGTATGATCTACGATGCTGACCTTGATGAATTTATAGCGCCACCAACACCCGAGCAATGAAGTGGCGTTATATGATCGGGTACGCACTATTCATAGTCGTAGTTTTGTGGGGTTGTAGTGGTTGCACAGTTTCTAAAACGAATATCGAATACCAATGTTTTACTAAGGCCGCCTGTGATTAAGACACCCGAACAACATCACGCAGGGCTAATAGTTTTCGTTGGCCGCCTAATGGCTTTATGTTTTTCTTTTACCGTCATGGCGTTTATTTATGGCATTTTGTTTGTAGACCAGCCAACCGAGCAAGCACCAACCGACGCCCAACTAATTGACCTGCTATCCACGTTGCTTGTATTTCTTACCGGCACACTTAGCGGCCTTGTAGCGTCTAACGGCTTAAAGAGTAAACCCGGCACTAATGCACCCACCGATTAAAAAACTGGTAATGCCAACCAACTTGGCGCACGTTAAACCCGGTGAACTACCCGCAAGCCTATTAGTAGACGTTAAACCGTTTGGCAAACTGCACCCATTGGCAGCCAACGCATACAACGCGGTTAGGGCGCTTGCTTTTGCGTCAGGCCTTAAACAATTTAAGCCCACTAGCGCGGGTGATACTTACCGCAGCATTGCGTTACAGCGTCAAGGTTTTTTAGCGCGTTACCAACTGGCACCAATAGAGGGCGTTAAACCTCGAGTATACGAAAACAAAAACTATTACCTAAAGCCGGGCAATGCGCCAATGGCGGTGCCGGGTAGTAACTGTTGCGGTGCCTGCCGTAATTGTGCACGTTCCCGCGCCCATGTTGTAAATGTAAACGGATTGGCCAGCGCTAAAAATTGAGGCATTAACCGTAATCGTTGTAGCACCTGCGTTGGTCATTTGCACTCGAGCGCCAGCGTCACCGGCAACCAACGTATGGCTAGCGGTCTTGGCGTTTATCGGTAATTCTGTTATTGCATTAAGTTGCGCGGCAGTCAATACCTGCGACGCGACAAACGGAAATGGTGTAGCCATATTTGTACTTTATCCTAAAACTGGTTGTGGGTCTTGTATGTCTAGTTTTCCGTAAATTGGGTCATCAAGTATGAACTCGTAAACAATTACGGTAGGCGCCGTGTAGTAGGTGACGCGGTGCCCGCTAACAAAATCTAGGCGATGCTCGACGCCCTCTACGCTTAATTCTTGGGCTACTTCACCGCCGGCAATGGTGTTGGTAATGGTGATTGTGTCGCCAATATCTACTAGGGCTAAGGCTTCGCGTTGGGCTGTAGTGAGCATTAGGTAATCGGTTTGCACCCCGGTAAACGTGGCGTCGGGTTCACCAACTAGCAGGTAACTGGCAAGCGTGGCAGCTGCAGCGTCGTTATGTAAAAGGCTGTCGGTAATGCTTACTGTTTGGATTAGGTATTTAACTTGGCTGGCTAGATCGTCTGCCACTTGTGGGCTAGTAGCGCCTAGGTGTTGCACGCTGGCACGGTTTACGATCTGATCTGCGTTATATGTGATGGCTAGCGAGTTGTACGGTATTTGGGTGCCGTCATCGTGGAAATCGGCCACACTACCGCTAAGGGTATTACCTACTCGAGGGTCACTATTAAGCACCCCTGTACGTGACATAAAAATACGGCCCTGCTCGGCAGCCTGTATTTGGTCTATGTAAGCCTTTACGTTTGTGCCGTTGGCAATGGTATAGGCAGACGCGCCGCCAAGGGTTTGGGTGCCAGTGGAAATGTCACGGCTAACTAACGGGTAAGCAACCTCGGGCAGGTCAAGTATTGCCGATAGTCGGGCGCTCGATAATTGCTCTGATACGTTAAATTCAGCCATTGAGGTTTGAGCCAGTAAGTAGAAATCATCGGCGCAATAAACGGTAACGGTATTATTTCCGCCCAATTCGTAGGCATAGTCATAATTAACGATTTGCCCGGCAAACAATTCTACAAACGTGTTAGCGCTGTTGTAACGCCCAAACGAAACGCGACGCAATGGCGCAAGGGTAAACTGCCCGCTCGGGTCTACAAACGGGCTAGACGTGTACAGCGGGTTTAGGGTGCCACCCGCGAGACTATCGTCTAGGGTAAATGACATGGTGCCAGCGCTGAACTGATCGCCTATTTCACGCCTGCCACGATTAACGGCAATGCTTTTGCTGTATTGCATCATTGGCGCAAACTCGGTAGTGCCATCTAAAACGTATTGCGTGTTATTTAGTACGCCTTTAGTCGCGCTATCCAAGGTAAACGCATCTAATTGAAAACCTGTATCTATGAATAGTTCATAGTCACCGCTGGCAATAACCGAGGTGGCCATTACGAAACCGCGATATTGGCGGGGCCTGCAGCCCTGTTGTATGCACGTATAGCGTTTACGATGGCTTCCCCGGCGGTTGCGTTAGGCACAAGGGTAGACAAGTTAATAGTTACATCGCCACCGCCCGGCATACCCATACTGCCGCCTAGTTGCAACGGGGTAACCGAGGCCACTTGTGGCCGTGTGATTGCTTCGCTGAAGCCCGCGCTAATGCCCTTAATGTCAGCCAGTTTTAGACCTTTAGCCTTTAACCGTTTTTGTGCCTCATCAAATGCCGCCTCAACGCCCTGCAAATATGATTGGGCATTATCTACGCCAGCCCCAAACCATGACGCGGCAGCCTGTTGCCCAATGGTTGCGGCTGCATATTCGGCAGCCATAACTAGATCGTTTGTTTCAGCAATGGCACCTACACCGCCTGCGATTAGTTCAGCTGCAATAGCCGCGCCACTTTCACCGCCAGCGTCTAGCACGGCCTGTAATGCCTGTTGGCTTAAACCCATTTCAAGCAAGGTTTTAACGTCGGTGCCGTACTTAACTATTCCGGCTACTTGATCGCGCAAGCCTTGTAAGAAACCCGCGCCTGTTTCATCGCCAGCATCTTTGGCGTCAGCGAAACTAAACGCATCTTTTATGCTGTCGCTTACGTTGGTAGCAAAATCGGTAAAGGCTGTTTGAGCGTCTACTAATTGTGTTTGTGCATCTTCGAGCGCTGTTTGTAGGTATTTCTTTAGCGCTTCGCTTGCCTCTTTGATCTTGTCGGCCATGCTCTTGGCTGCATTGCCAGCGCCCTCAAGTTTTGGTGGCAACTGTCCTAGGCCGTTATTTATTTCGCTTAGTTGAGGCCCAAACGGTTTTATGGTTTCTACGCTGGTTTTGGTTGCGTTCTTAAATGTGATAAACGCGCCCGCTGCAACGACTAGCCCGGCAGCAATAGCGGCCGCACCAACACCTAGGGTTAGCGCGGTGTTAGCAGCTGCAGCCGAGGCAGCAAGTGACCAGTTAAGCGCGGTAGTAACAATGGTTACAGCGTTAGCAATTACTTGGGCTGCCTTAAACGCAATGAGGGCTACTGAGATAGCGCCAATGGCTGTACCTACGGCAAGCAAAACGCTTACGTGGTCTTGCGCCCAATTACCAAAACTAATGAGGTATGGCAGTACTGCCTCTACGGCTGGCAAAATAGCCATGCCGATAGCCTCTGCGGTTTCACTTAACGCAATACCTAACCGCTTAAATTTGCCTTCTGCCGTGTTCGCTGCAACCGCTGCAGACCCGCCAAACGTGCGCGACAATTCGCCCATAACCTCATCGAGGCTGGCACCGTCTTTAATCATTGAATACAGTTGCGGGGATAACTGGCGCAACGCCTTAAAGTTTCCGCCATACGCTTTTGATAACGCGTCTGAAACGCTCGCTAGGTCTGCACCTGTACCGGCTGAAACGTCAAGCGCCAAGTTAAGCGCGTCGTTAGCGGTAGCGAGGTCTTGGGTACCTAAAACAAGTGACGCCAACGCTGGGCGTAACTGATCGTCGGCCACGCCAGTAGCCATAGCCATAGTGGTAATAGACTTTTCGGTAGCCGATACTTGCGCGTCAGTAGCACCAACGACGTTTTGCAATGTTTTTGCTAGTTGGGCTTGCGCGGCGCTGTCCTCGATAGCGGCTTTAACGCTGTAACCAGCGGCAGCGGTAAGGGCACCTAGCGCGGCAACGGCTGGCAGAAATGCTTTACCTGCAATAAACCCGGCACGTTCGCTATTGGTTTCTAGTTTTTTAAGTTGGGCAATGGCTTTAGTAAACCCTGAACCGTCAAGGCTGCTAATAATCGGTATGTTAATTGCCACGATTGAACCCTAGTTTTCTGTTAGTGCGTCGGGCAACGTCATTTACCACTAACTCTACTTTGGCTTCTACGGCCTCACGGTTATTAGTTACCGCTTTGTCAATGGCTCGAGGTTGCTCGCCCACCTCTGCGTTTAGGTTGGCAACAAACATGCTATTTGTATTACGCCCGGCATGGTCATAGATCGCGCCAGCTGCGTTGGCTTGCTGTATCACCATTAACTGGTATGGCTTGCTACCAAATACCACCTGCTCGGTATGGGTTATAACGCCATCGGTAGTGCGGTTGTAGTTCACGTAGCGTTCTTTGCTAGCGCGTACACCAACTTTTACCTTAAAACCTTTTTGCACCTGATCGGTACGCCATTGGGTGTTACGGCCTTTAATGAGGTTGCCGCGGCGCATACCGCTTAACGGTTCCCCAGTGCCTTTGCTGTTATCAAAATGAGCCACCATGCTGCGAGCCTCGGCCACGATCACTTCGCCCGTGCTTTGTATGTCTTTAGTGATCTGTTTCCTGTATGCAGGGTCAAAATCGTTTAACGCTTTTAGCGCTTCTTGTATTCCATCTATTTGAGGGATAGCCGAACGCGACGCCATTACTTACCGCCGCGTTGCTTATTAAGTATTTCTATGGTGGCGTTCATATCGTCTAACTCGAATGTTATCTCACTAGGCCAAAATCCTGTTGCCACTAAAATTTCGGCAAGCGCTCTACGCACCGTGCCGTTTAGGCTTTTGGGTCTTGTTGTTCTACCACTTCAATAGACGCCAACGATGTTATAAACGCGTCGAGTGTTGCCGGTACTGTCGTGCCGGATATGCGCGTAGCCTCGTAACACAAATAGGCTAAATCCTCTACGCCTACGCCTTGCGCCATCTCTGATGCTTTGCGCTTGAATTTGCGTTCCCAACTAACGATAGTCATTAGGTTGGTAGTTACTTCGTTAGTACTGCCATCGTTAAACGTGGCTTTAAGTTGTAGTTGCATTATGCGCCTTTTCGTGTCGGGCCGTTGCCGGCTTTAATTTATACTTCGACTACTGAGTAAACGCCACCGGTAAAGGTAACGCTCATGGTGCCTAGCGCACCCAATGCCATTGTGTATGGCAAGGCTTCCAAGTATGCACCGGTAAGGGTCATGGTTGGGTTAGTTGCGGTTCCCGGTGAGGTTGCCGATGGTGACCATGAAACGGTTACCTGCGTGCCAACCAATGCCTTAAGCGTTGCGTAGGTTTCCGATGCGGCAAACGATGCGTAAAGGTCAAGCTGCAGGGTTGAGTTTTCAAGGCCTGCCACGTATGAACGCGAGCCAGTTCCAAACGCTGTGCTTTCCAATGCTTCAATAGTGCGCGTAAATACCAAGCCTTGGCATTGGTCTTGCAATGAAACGGCCCCAACGGTGACATTAGGGTTAGATAAATAAGTGCTTGTAGCCATGGTGCTTTAATCCTTTGGTGTGTTCTTGTTATTAGTTTTAGCAGGTTTTGTGGTTTCGTTTGTGGATTGTTCTATAAACCCGCCCTCGACTAGCGCGGCAATGTTAATGCCGTTGGCAGCTGCGCCCTCGGCGTCAAACTCTGCACCGGGTACACCTACGCGGGGGCTAATGATTACGTATGCCATTGGGTTTAGTCCTAACTTGTTTGGGCTTGCATCTCTATTGTTAAATCATACGCTGGCATTTCGGCCCCGCCGATGATTGCAATAGTCGGGCGCCCGCTGGTCACGGCCACGTTTTTGCCTAACACCAAACTGGCTAGGTGCATTAGGTTGCGTTGCGCGTCAAGGTTGCCCGGGCCAAGGGTAATAATGCGTACCGTGTAGGTCATTTGCACGATGTTGCCACCGCCACCATAAACGCTAAACGTAGGGGCATCTATAAACGCACAAGGCGGCACAAGGTTGCGGGGGTCTGTTACTACCTGTAGGCCCGTGATGCTCGTTAGCGTGGCTGCTAGATCGTCTAGCGCCTCATTAAATAGATCGGTGTAAGCAACGGGCATTAGGCAACCGCTGGCTTAGGGATACCCAAAAGCATTTTAATTGCCGGGCTTAGACCTACCGAGGCACCGGCAGACATGCCATCAAAAGTGGCAAAGTCGGTTACGGCCCCACGCTGGCGGTAGAAAAACCCGCCTAGTGAAATGGTGCCAAGCGTGACCTGACCGTTAGGTGACGTGCTAAGGCTGTCAATGTAACCAGCCTCTTGGCGTCGAGTAAACGCAAGGCTGTTGGCAGCTAACGCGCATTGAGTAAGAAACGCGGTATCGAGCGCCGATGCTGTACCGATGCCGAGCCAGTCCTCAATTTGTGCGGCTGTAATCCATGTGCAGGTTTCGGTAAATGTAATCGTGCCCGTAGACGCGGTGCGCTGTACGTCTGTACCGGTGCAAGCGTAAAGCACCTGATTAGGTACAGGTATCTCGTAGTTAAACAGTAGATCGCCCTCATCGTCAATACCGATGAATAGGTACTCGGGTTTGTCATAGCAAACAAACGTGCCATTAAACGGTACTGCAACGGAACCAACCGTAAAGGTTCCGCCTACAACTAAATCATTAGGTGTAAGAGTTTGCAGTACCGCGTAATTGCTAAGTAACTGTTTATGTGTGACCGTGTAAGCGGCCATAACTGGCCTCTTTTCCGATTAAACGAGTTTGCAGAACTTGGTTGCGTCTGCCATGAACGCTGCAGCGTAACCGCGGTAGGCAATGGTGCGGCCCAAGATGCTTGGAACCTCTACCGAAATTGCACCCTTTTGCTGTTCGTAGAACTCGAAGCCTGCAGCATCACCGGCAGCATGGCCGATAAATGCGGTGTCGGCTGCCATGTTCTTATCAACTACCAAGGTAAGGCCCAACGGGGTGCCATTCCATGAGGTTGCAGCTGACGTGCCAAGTGCGTTAAATGCCTGCATGTTTGGTGCGCCAACAAATGGGAACGCTGGGGTTCCGTCTGTGCTGGTCAATTTTCCGAGACGGTACCACGTGGTTGGGTCTACGAAAAAGTGTGTAGGCAAGTAGTTGCTGGTTGAACTGATCTGATAAGCCGCGCCGTAAATTGCTGCTAGCCAGTCTGCCGGCTTTGTTTTGTCGGTTACGGTTTCGCTTTGCACAATTCCGCTATAGCAAGTATCTACTGCGTAGTTGTCAGTTGCTTGGCCGTAGGCAATGGCTAACTGATTGAGTACGATATTTACGGAATTTGGGTCAGTCCAGTCCATGTCTTGTTCGGACATGGTGACGTATGTTCCAAAAGTCAATTTAGAAACGTCATTATTTGCAACGGTAACGGTGCTTGGGTCAAGCGTGTTCAACTGGCCTGTTGGCTGTTGTGTAACTGTTGGGCGAACTGTGATTTTAGGGCGACGAAATGTTGAACCTGCACCCGGCATTGCGCGAGTACCAATAGCGGTAACAAACGGTCTGATCGGGTTAAGCCCGTCGTACACGCTCGAGGTAATGATTTCAGGCAAGAGGCCCAAAGTCGAGCTGGTGTCAATGTTTGGCGCTGCGGCTTGAATACGTGCGTTCATTTCCGCAAGTACTGAACCGCCTTGAACTGTTGCTGCAATAAATTCGGCTGCCGATGGCAACTTAAAATTGCGTGCTTGTGCGTACAATGGTTGCGCCATTGGTGCCGCTTCGATAACTGCTGGGGCTTCTACTGGCTGTGACATTTCGTTAATCTCCTCTACGGGTTCCTGTTCACTATTTAACACTACTTCAGTTTCCT